ACAGCATCTGAGCCGCTTGAACCCTCTTGCCCCTCGTAATCATCATGCAAATCAAGCCCGTGGTCAGTTGATATGCCAGTACCAGTATCCCTTTTAGGATTACCTTCTGGATCGTCAAACATTGGCCTATCTGAAGGCCATTCTTTATTCTGCGACCAACCGCCACCGCCGCCAGGAGTCTGATTAGAAAGTTCAACACCGCCAGGTCTAAGCAGATCATCTCCGTCCCCGCTGTTTGGTTTACCCTTGTTTCTTCTATAAGGGTCTTTTAACAACGGGCTAAGAGGATCAAAGGCTGTTGGCGGATCTCTTCTCGCCTGTTTAGATAGGTTAAAAGGGAGTTTCTTGCTCATCAAAAGGCTCCGCCGCTGAAGAAAGTGGATCTGGTTGAGGAGGAGGTGGGAGTTCGCCCGGATTAGGAATCTGACCCTCGTTACCCATATCTACATCCATACTACTAGATGATGGAGCATTTGGGAAGCCCGGGAAATCAGAATTTTCAACCATATCTCCCCCATCATGAGGAAGAGGAGATAATTCTTCTCCTTGAGCATTTGGATCAAAACCAGACTGCTGCGCCCAAAGATTAGGATCATCTATTGTTGGATTACTATCAAGGAAATCCGCCTCTCTGTCTGCGGGGGTTATTGTTTGAGGATTTATTTTGCTTAGGTCAGGATCCATCTGAGGCCCCATCTGAGCAAGAGTCATAAGCATTTGAACTTTGTCATTATTGATGGCTGCGACTATTTCTTTTTCTTCTGCATTAAGTTCTCTGTTTTCACTATTAGCCTTAAGATAGATACCGAACAAAACCTTATCAGCAGAACGAAGAGAAGAGGTTATTTCTAACGGCTTTTCTTTTCTATTCAAAGGTTTGATATCCATTTCTTTACCGGCGTTCTTTTCATTGGTGGAGTGATCTTCGTTATGAGGAAGACCATCTAGATTTCCAAATCTATCAGGATTATTCGCAAGCTGACTTCCTCTTTGAGGAAGATTCTTGCCAATCTTTGTAACCTCTCCATCTAGCTGTTCTCCAACGAACTTATCCCAAAACTCCGTATCAGCACCCTTATTGGCTTTAGAAAAAGCATCTCTCCACTTTCTATCATGAGCTTCAGATATGGCATTAATTGGAGCAACATCAACGTTGTCTTCTCCATTCTTAAACTGCCTATGAGGGAACAATTCGGATGTTGAATCCTGTATTGCCCCTTCAGTTATCTTCTCATTTGACTTATGCTTAGCCCTTGCTTCGCTAAGAAGACCCTCTTGGGTCTTTGGAGAATCGCCAAGAGGCCTGTGGTCCGTTTCGAGCAATGTGTTAAAGTTTTTTATATCCTTCCCTTCTAAGGAAAGATTATACTTCTGCGAACTAGCAGGAACCGCCGTCGTTTGAGGGGTTACGCTGTCGTTTATTTTCTGCGATTTTTTGAGATTAAAAGCCATTTTATACTCCTCTGCGAGGCCAAGAAGCTCTTCGCTCCAATTGCCTTGCAACTTGTTGTCCCGGACCAACACCATAAGGTGTTCCCTGCATAGATCTCCATACTATATCATTATTACCCTGTACGGGAAGTGAGACCAATTTTCCTTGCGGAAGTTTACTAATATCTTTTTCTACACAATTGTAACACGCTCCTGCAAGAGCATCACAAATGTCATCTGTTGTTACATCTCCATCCTTTTTAGGGTATACTTTATAGCCTGCGTCAAGCCATTTCCTCTGCAAATTCTTCATTTCATTCTTAAGAAGCAAATGATTTGGAATATAGAGTTTACCCTGAACGGCTATTTGATACAAGTTATCATATATGATGTTCTTATATTGTTTAGAGAACGGAGTCATCTTTGTTGGAACTCCTCTCTTTCTTAGTTTATTAATGCTTACCTGACTATTAAAATGGTCATAGGTAACAACTCCAAAACAGAATCTAGAATTCAGTTCGGCAACATATTCATCAATCTCTTCTACAGAAAGAGGCTTACCTGGCATCGGAGTCCAATATTTGATATGATCAACTACTATTCTCCAATCCTTTTTCATCGTTTCTGGATTGAAGAAAACCTCTTTATGAGCAACAACAAGAGCGTAGTTGTGACTAGAAGATGCAGGATCTAAATGGGCATAATAGAAAATACCCGGAGACCCATGATCTCTAAACTTCAAGGTTTTTTCAGCAAAACATTGGTCTACAACCTCTTCTGGGAAGAAGTTCTCACCAGCAGTACCAGAAAACTCCGCTCCAAACTCCATCCTAAACTTGTCTTCTGGCATGTCCGGGAAAGCCGCCATCAATCCTTCTTTGGACTGCATTGGGTTTACTTGCCAAGTTGCAGCCTTACAAACAAGCCTATGGGCCGTCTCCATATGCGTATTGTATAAATCAAAGAATACACCCTCTTTACCTCTTGGAGTAGAAAGACAGATAATCTTACCATCATAAACTTTCTCTGTCTCTGGCTTTCCATCTTGACCAATAATGATATTGCCAGCCTTATCTTTCTTAGGCAATTCTCTAACATAGGTCTTTACTGCGGGAGCAAGAGAGTTGAAAATAGCATCACCAGAAGAAGAACCTGCGGTATTCTTATACAAACCGATTTCGTCCAACAGAAGAACGTAACAAGAAATACCTACAAGAGTATCAGAATTACTATGTCCTGACATAACTACTATTGACCCGGGATTAGGAGCAAAACCCTTAGAGATAAGTTCTTCATTTCTTTTCTTATCTTCTGGAGTAAGGAAATGAATAGCATCTGCCGTTATGCCTTCTGGAATTATCTTGTCCGCGAAATATTCGCTGTTGAGAACCTTTTCTTTGATTTCTCTGAATAGAATCTTAGCCTGTCTTGAAGAGTTTGCTATTGTTAGAATAGTAAATGGAACGGCCATACCAAGGTTATACATCTGATATGGGTTTCCGCCAGGACATTCTAGCAGTCTCATTGCTTCATAAAGAGCAACAATTGATGTTATGAAGTCCTTACCGCTATTATGACAGATGAAACCATTAGAAACAAAATTCTGCAAAGACGGCTTATCAGATACCTGAATATCAAATGTTCTTCTTGTTCCTATCTTTTTGATAGACACTATTGGAGAAAAAACTCGAACCGAAGAATCTTTACCGTCAACGCTTTGTATAACATCTTTGATTTCGTCATTATAACCTATTAGTCCAATCTCTTCTAAGAACAGTTTTACACAAGCGTTCTTGTTGATAGTCAAAATATGCTCTAACTTGTTATTTACTAACTTAGATTGAAAAGAAGAAAAAATACCAAACCTAGACAACAAGTGTTGCACTTGTTTTGTAAGGCTAATACTTTGAAATGATGCTTCTATTTTACAAGTAAATCTTGATAATTTTGAAATATGCAATACCGCATTGCAACTAAAAAGAGACCTCAAATACGCTGCAACAACATTCTTTGGGGCGACAAAAATGCGATGCGGAACAAACTTTTGTTCACCAGACTTATTCTTTATTCCATTATTGTATATGAATGTAATCAGATTAGATTCTGGCGGCTTAACTGCTTTTTGAGCATACACATGACTGTATTTTCTATCATCAAATGTTTTGATAGAATGATCCATAGCGCTTTCTATTTTTGAATTCGAAGAAAGAGAAAGCATTTTGCTCTTAAAGTCTAAGAAAACATCTCCATCTGGCAATGTTGTAGCAATATAACATCCGACAGAATCGCACGAATTACTACTTACATAGCCAAGTATAGCTCCTTCATCTTCTGATATTTCCGTAGAGTTACCGAAAAATGGCTGAGAAGAAACAAGAGCTACCTTGTCTTTTGGCTTCAATTCTTTTAGTTGTTTCCAACCTTCTTCTGTTAGGAAAGGATGATTATCTGTTGCTTCTATCTCATGGCCCGAAAGCGTTTGAACCTTATAAACCTCTCTAGCGCCCTGATAAACAAGATTGCAGTCACCAATTATATTCATTAACGAAGTTTCTTCATTGAATGTCCATGATTCTAAGTCTGTTTTTCCATAGTTCCATAGTTCGCCTAGCGTCCATAATTTACCTGTTTTGGGGTCAACTATTTCGCAATTTTCCGAAAGACAACGACGACCCCAAACAAGAACGAGTTCAATGAATCTTTCCATTGAATTCCATTTATCCAACAAGGCTCCATTAAGAGGATTGTTGAGATCGTTCTTTGCTATAATGTCCAAGTCTTTCTGTGTTAGTTCTAGATTTTCATTTCCCGGACTTCCCCTATAGAAACACTTAAGTATCAACTCTTGTATATCATATGGAATAACCGCTGGATTCTGAAAAGGAAGACCAAGGTACTTTTTATCATACACAAACTCTATTATACTTGGAATCCTAGAAGAAGCAATAACGTCTTCTTTGATCTTATTTCTAAGCTCTTTGAAAAGATCAACAGTTTCGCTTGGCCTGTTAGGTTTGTTGTTTTGTTTTTCTTTAGCCATTCATTTACCTTAGATCTGATGCGACCTTATACGCAAACCATGTCTCTCCAGCATTGAGGGTTATGATTTTCAAAATGTCAACAGCGCCGGCGGTTGCAGAAAGTGATATAGATGACTGTCCCGGAGTTTTAACTGTTACAGGCAACGTTATAGTGTGACCTCCAGATGACTGTTCAACTAACAATGTTAGTTCAAAAGCTTGATCTTCTTCAGAGTCGTGAAGGAATGTAAGAGTTAGATTCTCTGTTAGTATTATCTTTTGATAGTTTCCGCCAGTCGTGCTTATCTGATAAGTATCTTCTACCTCTCCTATGGCATTATATCTAAAATGGCACGAATCAAAAACGGCAGAAGAAAGAGTTCCTTTACCAAAATCTGCTTCTATTTTTTCTGCGGCTAACCTTAGCGGAGTGGCAATGCCGTTTCCGCTATAAACTGTAGAAAGATCAGACAGCAAGCCTCCGTTGTCATTATTAAGATGCAACAAATCCTTGTAAGACTGAGCAGGTGTTTTATCGCCAATAGATGAACTCATAACATCCCCTTCATTATAGATTCTCCCATCCTATCTTATTCATCGGAAGAGTTATATCCTTCCAAGGAATATTGATATCAGACCATCTAGCCTTAGAATCTCCTACCATTGTTATCGTATATCCAGCATTCTCGGAAAGAATGGCATATGTTAATGGAACAGACAAAAACTGGTCTATCAAAAAAGAATCAAGATCCTCATACCCGTATGCTTCTCCGTATTTATCAAGAACATGGGTATTTAAAGCCCTAATAGCGTTATAAACGGCTTGCGGATTATCCAAATGCTTGAATATTATGTGAGCATATGTTCTTCTCAAATAGCTCTGAAGTTCAGTTTTATGCCTTTGTCTTTCATTAACATCTGCATTCTGTATATTATTCCACATACAGATAAGAGGCGACAGGGCTTCATTACCCAATTCATATGCTTCGGATATCTTTTCCGTTATAACTCGATAATCATAGGTTCCTATTCTATGACCATCATCAGGATTTGGACCTCGTACTAAGTCTGACATAATTATCTCTTTACAAGTAAACTAGAATGCGAGAATATCTCCAAGAAAACTCTTGCAAATCGTCTTTTTGCCTAACTCTAAACCAATAGAAAGTCGCCCTCTCTAACAATTCGTCGTCTTTATTTACATATTTAACCAATCTATTCTCGTAGTTACTAGTTATTCCATTACTATTAAACTGTTGAAAATCCCCATTATAATCTTCAAAATACCAATTCGTAACATCTAAAAAGGTGTCCTTTGAAAGCAAGATTAGACCTCTTTCAAAATCTTCATACTCTCTTGCAATCTGCATTTCAAAATGATAGAACCTGAAATCGCCGGGATAATGTTCTATATTAGCATAGAAATTCCAAGAACCTACCGTTTCAATATTAGAAGGAGATATAGAACTAACAAGTTCCGGATCTTGTAGTGTTTCCAAAACAATACTAGCCATCTTATTGCCAGAATGAGTCAAATATTGATTCAAATTCGGATACGCAAAATCAAAATTAGTGGCATTCCTATCAACAACAAAATTAATCATACTTCCTGTTAGATTAACAAAATCATTCCTCCAAGAATAATCGTCAAACTCTCCAGAAAGTTGGTCAAAAGCATATATAAGCTCCTCTTGAACAACTTCATCAGAGCCGCTAGCGACATATCTTCTAAGTTCTTCTAAAACCTTGGTTTTCCTGTATATACAAGCAACAGACTCGGCAAGACAGTTTTCTGCATCTTGCCATGCCTTATTTGGCTCAATAAGAGTTGATTCACTAAACGGGATGGGGAAAACAAAGCTAGATAGCGGATCTCCAAAAACAGCCATTGGCGAGTTAAGCAATGGTTGCGAATAAATCATAGCCTCTCCCATTGTTGCTCCTCTAAAAAGAGCATCCATAAAAGGAACAGGCCTCAAGAAAACAGCAGCGCTATCACCTGACATGCAACCGGCAGAAGAAATATAACCCTCTCTAATAGCTAATATAGGCCAAGTATTAGCATCAAGGTCTCTCATCGTTATTCCGCCAATAAAATCTGCATTGTAAAAGAACGCCCTAATTTCTGCCGTTGATTTGAAATAAGACAGAGAACCCCTATCAGCTCCCCATCCCCAGAAAAATGAATCATCTTCTACGCTAGAAAAGAACGGATCTCTAGAAAGAGATACTTGAGATGTTCTTTGAACAGTCATACCAAGCCTATCAACATAATTATTGGAAAAATCAACCATCTGAGATGTATAATCAGAAGCTCCAGAAAAAGAATATGCAGAATATGAATCAAGATAGAAATTACCTCCAACCTGTAATCTTCCTTTTGCTATTTCAATATTATCCAACCATGCTTGAGATATAAGATTTGGACCATCTATTCTGGTACAAATAAGAGACTGAAAAGCATCAAGACCATCATACCTTCTAAACACCTGTCTATTATAAAGAGGATTGATTTCGTTCTTTACAAACGAATGGAAAATCCTGGCAAGCCTGGAAGTTGACGAAATAGTATCGCTGCCGTCTCTAAATCCTCCGGGAACATATGGCATTAGAATAATAGCATACACGCTTCTGTTCTTAACAGGCTCTGAAACCAAAGCGCTTCTCAACGGTATTTCAACTTCCGTTTGAAAAGAAATATAATCAGACAGTATTTCAATATTGGAACACGGAACAGATATAAGTTGATCGTCATCGAGGCTGTATATTTCTTTGTATCTTAATGCGGAAGCGAGGCTGTCTGCGTCTCCCTCTCTGTATACGCAAACGATATTGTCCTTTGAAAGTATTGCTGTAGGATTCGCAATTGTCTGTTGGCTCCCCTCCTCCGGGGTTGGTCCCTGTATCGAAAAAAAAACACAACTTACAGGGCTGTATTCTGACCTGTTTCCAAACAAATCAACTGTTACGATTTTATAGCAATATGTATTGCCAAGTTCCGCTGTTTCATCAACAAAGTTTGTAGTTGTAGATGTTCCAATTAATGAATATGTTCCATTAATTTCTATTGCTCTGTAAATTTCATAGTATGCAAAATCTGAAGGTATCGCCATATTTTCTCCTTACATAACGTAACCGGCTTCTCCTAGATTAGAAAGAATTTCATATAGAGTGTCATAGGTGTGTAATGCTTTTCTATCGGAAACCTGCATTGTTTGACCGCAATAATACCCAACCATATTGCAATCTGTTCTAATAAGCATTCTATACATATTCATGCTTGTTTCTCTGTCATCTAACCCAACAGCCTTGAACCCGTAACACGTCTCTTA